AACTTAACAAGCCGCCGTTTCGACCCTGCACTCGTACCGGTCTGCGGGCTTGCCCGTTGTTAGATTGTAAACGGTTGGATAAATTATACGCTCCATAGGCGCTTTTGCCTAACGAGTAAACTGGTGCGCCGAGCAAACCATCCGCGTAAGCCCCTGCCGTGTTGGCCGCTAGCAAGCGCGGGTCAATCCGCCCTTTGTTCAGCAGGGCAGTGCGGGTAACACCACTGGCAAGCAATGCTGGCAAGCCGTTTTTCGCGGTATTCGTGGCGCCCGCCACAAGATCACCAGCACCTGCGCCTACTCCGGAAGCCGCCGCACTAAGCAACAGGTTCCTGCCATTCAACTTTCGCCCGTTGATACCTGCTGTGATGGCACTTGACAGTAGCGCCTTGGTGGCTACAGACGCAGCTGTGCTCGCCAGTGTTGACCCAGTTGCGCTACCTACAGCAGCGCCTACTCCGGGCGCCAACGCACCACCAGTTGCAGCGGCCAGTGCGGTCGCAAACGCAGTCTTTACCCACGCATCACCGTACTTAGCCCAACCGCCGCCTTGGTCGTCAACGTGCTTGACGGCGCCCTTCGGCGTGTATAACCCGATAGTGGGGTCGTACTTGATGATCTTCGACCAGTCCACTCGTTCCATGTCGGCGTCAGACAGCCCCATCTGCTCCTTCACACCGTTGATGGTGTTATCCAGCTCGCCGGGGCGGATTGTTTCATAGCCGGCAAATTTTGACGGGTCAAAGTCATGCGACACCTCAACCAGCCGGCTGCCGCCATATTGGACGCTATTGTCGTCGCCGTGAAATTTGTTGTTGCTTGTTGTCCAAGCGTAGGTCTTGTTCGGATCGATATTGGCAAGCCATGGACTACCAGAAAGCAATCGTTCCTTTGCGTCCTGAATTTCGCGTGGATCAAGCGGAGCAGTTCGCGCAGCATCTACCGCTTCCTGACTGTCGTAATAACCAGCGCGGTCTACGGTATCGACAAGAATATCCCGCTGGCTCTGCGCCGCTTTGCGGGCTAGTCCGTCAACATCAACATCTGAGCCGAGTATCAGTTTCAGCGACTGGCCGATATCCCGACCGTTCGTCATACCGTTGTATCTGGACTGCAGCTCGTTGGTGAACTGGGCTTTGCCGCCGTAAAACGGCGCATCGACGCCATACTGGGCTAGGTGCGCGAGATACTTGTTGCGCTTGTCGCCCGCCGCGCCGGCCTTGACACCGTCGCGCAGCATCTGCTGGTACTCGGCTAGCTCGGCCATATCAACCGCCCTGCTGTGCTAACACCAGCCACTCTTGGCTCCATCCCGGTACCTTAGAGTAGACTGCGTTGATAGACGTTTGCATAGTGGCAGCCAAGTCCTGAACTCCGGCAATGGCCCCTTGCTTGTCCTCGATGTTGCTGTTCTGGATGGCAGCGATTTTGTCCATCATCCAGCTTTGCGTGGACAGTGATTTATTGATGTAGTCCGCTTGGTACGCATCTGTCTTGGTTTTTGTGTCTGCTGCCAGCTTCTTGTCCAGCTGCTCCGACTCAAGCTGGTACTGGCGCTCCATGCGCCCATCGGCTGCGGCGTTGTTAACCCCGGCCAGCTGCGCTTGTGCGTTGAAGCCTGCTTGGGCAATGGCTGCGTTATTCGCCGCATTTGCTGCGGCGAGGCTCGCCGTGTTTTTGGCATCTTGATTAGCGAGCGACTGCTTGAAGAACGTGCCCGAATCAGCCTGTGCAATCGGCAACGCCTGCGAAATGGCAGCCTCAGTGCCGGCACCCGCTGCAATGCTGGAGTTCAGCAGCCCGCGCGCATTTGCTAGGTTCATCGCCTTGGCGGTGGCCTGTTCCATCAGCGGGTTACCGCTGGCAAGCAGTCCGGGCAGCCGCTTCTCGATCAGCATGCTGTCGTCTACTTTACCTTCGGTCACATTAGCAGATGAGGTGCTGATGCTGGGCGTCTGAAATGCAGGTACTGCCACGTCTTTCGGGACAGAGTACCCGTAGTTATTACCCCATGCCGCAGCGATTTCGCTGTTCCCCTTAGCTACATCGTCGAACGACATGCCTTGGTTGATGTTCGTCGCGGCGCCAGTGTTTGACCTGTACGTGGCGGAACCGTCCGCGTTACGGGTAAGCGTTCCGTTAATCCAGTTTTGCGTAGTACCGGGCGTCGAGTTAGTCCAGTACGCATTCCAGTCGTCGCGCATTTGTTGTGATGCTGTCGCCATGTCAGGCTCCCATTAACAATCGTGCTTCCGCTGCACGCCGCTTTACAAGGCCGGGCAGCTTTTTACCACCACCCATCACCCACCGGTTTATTTCTACTACTGCTCCGGGCCAGTCTTCTGCGTCCACGCGCTTGCGCAACCGGCTATTTCGATAACGCCCTGCGCCGAGGTTGTATATAAAGTCTGCCACTGCAGATAGCTGTAAAGGTCTGGCGGCAAGCACTGGTGAAATCTTTACCGCTGCGCGAACACACTTCGCTGCGTCGTAGCGCAACCTTGTTTCTGCTTGCTCCAGAGTCCATAGCACTCCGGCCTGAACGTCTGGGCCGGTTGACCCCCACCCGATTGTCCACACTCCAGCAGGGCACTGGTACGCCTTCAGGCGACAGCCCTCGAACCTGCGAATGAGCTGCAGCAACGGCTCCGGTATCACTTGGGCAGCTTCCGCAAAGTGCGGTCAACCAGCCAGAAGCTAGCGATAGAAGTCGCCAGCGCCTTTTCTTCCGGGCCAAACATCTGGCGGATAGCCACCAGCGGATCAGTACCGAACTTGACCGCCAGAACAAAGCCGGCAACAACGACTGCAGGCCACAACACAATCAACCACTGCAGCGCCATCAAGGGGCGAATCGCCGCGCTGAACGCATCTACCCACTTAACCCCGGTCAGCTTCCCCTGTTCTTTGGTGGCTGCTACGATAGCCTCAATATCGGCCTGTTCCAGCTTGATGTCGCCTTCAAGTTCCACCAGCTTCTGCTGCGCTTCCACTTTCAGCTTGTCCGACTCCAGCTGCTTGTCGAACATAGCCAATTCGTGTTTACGCTCGTCTTTCTTGTCCAGCCACGATAACAGCTCAGGCAATAACCGAAACGCCCCACCAAGCAAGGTACCTACCAGCGACTCCAACATCACAGCCACCCCTGTTTCTTAGCCCACAGCACGACACCGATAACAAACGCGCCCAGCACATAGACAACCCGTTTGATTACCCCCCGACCAACTTCCATGTAGATGTGGTCGGTCAGCTTTTCTACTGCTTTCTCCGCAGCGCGTTCGGCAATTGCGTCGATCTGTTCTTCCGTCAGTGCTTCAATGACGGCTGGCTTGTTGGATGGCGGCATAGCATTTACCTGTAAACTTTACATCCTGATTATATACAACTAACGAGTCAACATCCACAGGTCGCGTGGTGTCACCCGATGCAGTTTCGACGCCGGGAAATTGCTCGCGTGGTTTACCATGAAACCCCACTCCACCAGCTCGGAACAGAACCACTTGTCGTCTTCCTGCCAATCTCGCCAAAACGGCATACCCAGCACTGCACCAAAATCGTACGACTTGCCGCACTGAGACATGCACGCATGAAATACTTGGGACTGGGTGGCCTTTGACGGAATCTCCGCGAAAGCGTAAGCATCTGCCCCATGCGTAATGCGGCTTGTTTTGACCGCACGAACGCCGCCGTTCGCAACCGATTCCACAGCATAGTCACCGTAGGTGACTGCCACATGTGACCAAGGCGACATCGTAAGGGCGCGAATCGCCCAGCTGCCAATGTTTGTGTGGCGGGTGAACAGCAGTTGTACTCGGTTCATAGGCGGCTGGCCTCAACGAAAAGCTGGTCAATTGCCGTACTGTCAAGGCCAAGCGCGGCACCGAGCAGCGACACAAACGGATTGATACGCTGGAGTTCGTTGCTGTAGTCCCACTCAATCTGCGCTTTCTCCCTATCGTCCGCAGGTAGCGCGTCAATGGCCGGTTGCACATTACTCAGCAGCCCGTGTGCGCGCAGCGCCAGCCGCGCTTGTCTCATGGTTACGGACTTTGGGGTCAGCGTGGCGCGATCAACCACAATCGTATCAAGCATTATTTGATCCTCACGTAGTAGCACGGCCAGCCTGCCTCAGAGCTGGCCTCTGGAACGGATGCAGCTGGTAGACCAACATAGGTCGCCGTAGTCAGTGATGTGCCGCCGTAAACGGCTGTGGCGCCGCCTGCCTGCGTAATCAGGAAGCGGCCACTGGCATCAGCCAGCAGCATTGGCGTGCCGGTTGAGAACGTGCCGGGAATCCGCTTGAGCGTGGTATTGACTAGATCACTGCTCTCCAGCACCCCGGCCGCGGTTGCAAACCGCCACTTGCCGGAAACATATCCGCCAGCGCAACGGCTGGCTGCTGGCGATTCGTTCGCACCTCCAAGGTATCGGTCAGACCACGATCCTGTCCCGCCTGTCGCGCTAACGATTGCCGCGCCCGCACTGCCGAGCAGCATAAACAGCCCGTTGCCAGACAGCAGCGCGGCAGCTGATGCGCCACTTGGCAGCGATTGCGTCGCGCTCCACGTCGCGCCGTTGTCATCGGAATACTGCGTATAGGGAATGGAGCTGGCCGTGCCAGACGCAAGCCAGCGCGTACCCAGTACAGTCAGGCCGCTAGGTTGCAAGCCAAGCACACCGCCTGCGGCCCACGTAATGCCGTTACTGGATTTAGCCGTCTGCCCCACGCTGTTGGCCATGACGGCCGCAATGGCGTTGCCTGAAGTGCTGCAACGCACGATGGTCTGATTTGCCGCGCCACTTGTCAGCGCCTGCGTATGCCGCAACGTTGCCGCTGTGGACAGATTTGGGCTGGTACTGATTTTGAGATTGCTTGCGTCGTTGCCGGCAAATATCCACAGGCTGTTTGTCGCATCCCAGCACGCCGACGCGCAATACACACCAAGGTTATGCGCCAGTGTTGTCCACGTTGCGCCGCCGTCACTGGATACCTGCACCGCCGTTGCGTTGTGCGAAGTACACAGCACATAACGCCCGGCCCCATCGGTTGCCATGTCGTAGAGCACGACAGCCCCCATTGCCGGCGCAGTGCTGAATGCGGCTCCAAACACTTGCACTGCCGGGTGCGCGGCTGCCATGGGATACCCGGCAGCCGCCTTGACCGCGCCGGAGCGCAACCACTCGGCGCCGGTATATGGGTCGGTGAAGCTGGTTCCAACATTCTGAAACGGCGCAATAGTGCCAATCGGATTAACCCGGCGCATCACCTCGGCCAGAATAACTGCATCCAGTGCCATGTCTTATACCTCCGTGCTGCCAGTACACTGGCCGTTTGAGTAGCTATAGGTACGGGTGCGGGTGACGCCATGCCATGTCACCGCTTCTGTGTTTACCGTGCCATCGGCGTTGTAGGTTAGCGTTGTCGTTCGTGGGTAGCCGTCCACTGTTTCAGTAATGCCGGTTACTTGCCCGCTGCCGTTGTAGCTGTAGCTAACCGCGCTTGGCGAATCGCTCGCCCAGAACACCGCGCTGCCTGTGTTGCGGATGTTGCGCCCGGCATAAGTGGCATAGGCCGGCAATGAAGCCGCCAGCGAAGCTGCAGACAGCTGTGCCAACGTCACGTAATCCTGCGGGTTGACGCCATTTCCAGCGCCAGTAATGCGGTACCCGCCTGCCGACAGATTGCCTGTCAGTCCGGCGTAGCGTACTTGGTTTGCTTTATCCCCATCGACATCCGCCACAACCGATGAAAACGCCGAGTCAATCGACGCAAATATGTTGTTCCAGACCGACTGCGTAAGCGTCTGCCCAGTTGTGACGGTATAGCTATAGCTCCAGTATCTGCTCATCGCTGGATACCTCTTGTTGAGTATTGAACGTCAGCTGCCACTAAGGTGAACGGCTGGTCTGTTGTACTGCTGTGCGTGATAATCAGCCCCATGTTGCGACCAACACCGCATACGTTTACTTCTGCCAGCGGCTCCATCCCGGCACCGAACACAATCGTGCCAATCTGCCCCTGCCCGATAAGCCCTGATGCACCTCCGGTTGCCGCCTCGTACGCATCCCCGGTGAGATTCGCGTAGTCAAATTCTGTCGCCACAGTCAGCGTGACGGGAGAACTGCCCTGCATCTCGAACTGCACTCTGTGAAACCGTTTACGTATAGCCGGGGCGCTGACGAAGTTAAACGGAAGCCGCAGCACCGAATCAATGGCTGCCCCATCAAACGACGGGATCGGTAGCGCACTGTACGCCGGGTCATAGTCCATAACGTAGACATTGCCCGCATCATCTCCGACATAAGCAACCTCACCACTACCTGTGCGGAGTACGTAGGCAGTAACAAACTGAATCGGGAACTCAGCCCGCATGAACTCAGGCGGGCGATCCGCGAAGTACGTCACGTACCACGCTGTCTTGTCGTTCATCACCAGTCGATACTGGTCTTTACTACGGTATGGGTACGCAAACACCGCTGAACTTGGCGCTAGGGTAGGGCGAATCTTGCCCGACTCCGATGTGGCTACGAAATCGCCATACTGCTGCGTCGTGGCAATCTGGTGCAAACCCTCGGCGCTTAGATACCGCAGCGTTCCGCCTACATCTGACGCCGTACCTGCATACGCGCCTGTCGTCAGCGACATCACTTTCAGCTCGAAGTCAGATAGCCCCGGCGTTCCGTACAACTGGTGCGTCGTACTCTGCCCGAAGATAGCGAGTGTCGCCCCGCGAAACGAAACCATCCCGGTAACATCGGAACCGATACCAATATCGCTAGCGCCTGTGCGCACGTTCCACGTTAGCGGCTCGCCTATAGACGAGTTCTGCACCGACCCGCCGGGGTACGACAGAAACAGCGCATTGCGGTGTGCGGCGATATGGTTTGGCTTGTCCACCAGCATTCCGGTGGTGATCTGCACGAAGTAAGTGCCGTCAAACTCAAAGGCTGGGTTTACGCCATCGCAGCCGTAGATACGCCGTTTGTTGCTAGCCCCGTAGAAGTTGTACTCAAGGCACTCGTAACTCCCGCCCGGCAATAGCGTCGTCGCAGTTACCCCTGCCGTTGCCGTAGCTTGTGTGGTGGCGCCTACCTTAATCGCGTTTGCTGCTGCCCACGTACCAACCACGGTATCGACGTATAACCTGCCACTCGCCTGCGGCGTGCCACCCCACGACCCCGACGACACTACTACCCGGCGTACAACGGCGGTGGCGCCTGACCCGTTATTGATGCTGGCACCTTCAGCAATAGCCGCTGTTCCTGCGTTAAACGGGATGTAGGACAGCATGGTCACTGCCTGCCACCCAGACGCTGTAGCCTTGTGCAGCAGGCATGCGGTGCCGCCTGCGTTATCCCTAAAAGCGTAGGTACCAAACGCGCTGGACGAGAAAATGCCGCGAACTGGCCCGGAACCCGGAACCGTTGCTGCGCTGGTGGAATACCGCCCATCGTACTTAACGTAGCCGTCAACGCGACGATACCCTCGCACTTGCGATGCCTCATAGTTGCGAGAGAAAAGCACTTCCCCCGGCGACATGTTCAGGAACGCAGCGGCGGAGTTGGTGCCGCCGGTTAGCGCGAAGGCTTGTGACCTCAGTTCGCCTGTCACGCCATCGGCTCCACTTGAATGGTGATTGGCCCGACCAAAAGGTTGCTAGCCGACAAAAGCATTTCTCGATAGTTGCTGTCGGCGGTGTTGTATAGCCCCGGTGCGTTGTCGAAAGCCGCGTAAAACATCACCGCCCGCCAAACGATTAGCCAGTGTAGTTCCTCCGGCAGTGTCGGAGTGTCCGTGTTATTCGCAAGCCGCTCCGCTGTCATGTAGTACGGCAGTGTGACGACGTACGCCGCATCAGGGGTTGACTCGAACTGCAACACGTTGTCGTGCTGGGTGTAGGTGACGTACTGCGGGCGGCGACTCTGTGGCGTACTCAAAAAGAACTGCGGGCGATACTGCACAAAATAGTCCAGCCACTCTAACCCGAAGTTGGTAGTGCCATCGGACAGCTTCGCAATGGATGTGTCAAACTCCCTGACGTCCGTGTGCGACAAGTCTGTCGCTACGTTGTAGGTGCGCTTGCCAGCGGTAGTGGTGAATACCAATTCTGCATACAGCGTCCGCCACTGATACGCCTGAATGCGCTCCCACGCCTGCTGTACCCACTTGACTATCTTAGCGTCAATGCCGGTTGCGGACGCGACGGATGGCAGTGCTGTATTTGACAGCCCCGCTTCTTCTTTTACCTGCTTGCACAGTTCCAGAAAGTTCACGCCGAAACCCCGTAAAGTTTACGTGTTAGTTTAGCAGCGAGCTGCGATGTAGGCAACTAATGAGTTAGCTTGTTACTGCCGCGTCTGCCACCAGCGTGCGTTTCTTGCCGCGCTTACCCCCGTCTGAGAACCGATAACGGCGCGTACTTGCCCGATACTCTGGCCTCGCACACCGACTGTGCGCGTTGTCGCGGCTGCATAACCTACTGCCATTGCGGCTAGAACGCCAACAGGGTTGGCTGCTGCGGCCACTGGCATCGTCGGAGTACCGACCGCTGCTGTAGCGTATGCTCCGGATACTAAAACTTCGGCGGCTCCGGCTGCGCCTGCGGTGCCTACGGTAGTGTTGACTGCTACGCCTGTAGGTGATGCAACCGTCGCGCTTGTTGCAGTGGTCGAACCGAGTGCCGTAGTTGCGCTAACACCGGTAGGAACTACGTCGGCTGCACCGCTACACTGGGTTGCTCCTATTGCTCCGGCGGCGACAACTCCGGTTGGGCTTGTGCTTGCTGCTCCCAGAGCGTTTGGCGTACCTACTACTGCACTGCCAAAGACGCCGGAAGGCGTAGCATACACCGTACCGGAGCCGCCTGATGCGGATACAGAACCTACCGCTGCTGTGGTTTCTACACCAACAACCGATACTTCTGCTGCACCTGCCGCTGTCAGAGTGCCAATCGCCGCGCTAGCAGAAACGCCTGTTGGATTGGCGTTTGCGCCTGCTCCGCCGGTTGCCGAGACTGTGCCTAGCTCAGCAGTGCCGGTTACTCCGCTGGGTGCAGCATTTGCCGCGCCTGTTGCTGGCGCAGTACCTACTGCAGCGGTCGCCTCAACCCCGGATGGGTATGCTGTTGCCCCTCCGCCGGCGATAACATCCAGCCACAGCCTATCATTGGCCGGGCGCAGCAGCTGGTACGGGTTATCCGACAGCGTAGCGATTTCGGCGTCTGACAGCGCCCGTCCAAAGACGAGCGTCGGGCCGACCATCCCGTCTAGTGTCGCGGGGGCGGTATTCGAGTATGCGTTTGCACCGCCGCACCCGAGCGTAAACGGGTACGATGACATCGCGCCCGACAGGTCACCGCTGGCAGCGAGCTGCTTGTCGATGAACAGCTTACCGCTGGTAGTATTTGTAACCAGCGCCAGCGTCACCCACTGCCCGGTGGGGGGCGCCGCAACTGAGATCGTCCTACTGTTGTTGTTCGCGCCTACCCCGTACAGATAGCCGGAAGTGATGAACAAACCAAGCCCGTAAGAAAATACCGGGGAAAGCCCCCCATTGAAGTACCCAGCAAGTACCTGCGGTGAGCTGGTACTTCGGAGGAACACCTTAGTGATAATGGTAACGGGCGTCGTGAGAGCTTTGGGGTGGCTACTGGACGCCGCAACAGTGTTAGCCGTGCCATTGAAGTTTAGTGCTACGCCGCCGTTTGCGTAGACCAGCGGGGCTTCACTCGCACCTGATACAAAATACCCGTGCAGCGTGTACGGTTTACCTGTTACAGCAGATGACCGCCGACCGTTTTTCCGACCATACAAGCTACCGTCGTTATCGACGTTGTATTCGCCCGCCGACAGCAGGTACGCAGAAATCAGCCCGCGTGCGAGCGGGTTAGCGGCATCCACCGCAACCGGATAGCCGGGGGCGCTGCGCCAGTGCGGAGGGTAAACGCTCGGCATTTACGCTACCGTTGCGCTGACTTCAGCGTAGGTAACGCTGTGCCCGGACGCCGCCAGCGCCGCGCCAGAATCGTTCTTGACGATGATCCTGCTGGAATAGGGCAGTACGCCGCCGAACGCTGCGGCCAGCGAAAACACCTTAGTCTGCTGGGTCGAGTTGGTATTAAGCGGCAGCGCACCGACAAAGAACAGGTTCGGTTCGTCGGTCGCGGAGTTACCGCTCTGCGGGCCGCTACTGTACACGGAGCCGTCCGCGCTCGCCTTGGCAAACACGAGTAGCTGCTTGTTACCGGACACAGTACCCGGTGTCGCCGCTACCTCGATCAGTACGTCCAGCGGCTGATTGGTGTTGTGCGTGAGCGTGCCCGCAAGTACATACGTCGCCGAGGCCAGCGAATCGAGCGCGGTGGTGGTAAGCGTTGCCTTCGCGCCAACGATCTGTTTTACCGTTGCCATTTAGCCCTCCAGTGCGGCGCGGACGTCCGCTTCGGTGATCTGAGTACCGGCGCCGAACAGCACTTCGGCACGGCTGGCCGGCTGCAACGCCATCGCCTTGACGCCATTTACCTCGTTGGCAGTGATCCCGCCAACGCCAATCAGCGATGTCAGCATGGACTGCGTGGCCGGCTCACCAACATCGATGCCGGCTTCAGTCTGCAGAAACTTCATCGCCCATTTGATTGCCGGCACGCCGGCCGACAGCGACTCCAGCTTGTCGAGAAACGCCGCTCCAGCGGTCGGGCCAAGCCCATAGCTGGCCATGACGCCGCGTGCCGTCACCATGCGCTCTTTCGCCATGCTGTCGCTCTGCGCGTTGAGCAGATCGGCCAGCGCGCCGGGCGCGTGCGGGATGTGCGGCGCGTAGCCAATGCCTGCCGGGTCAGTCTGCAGTTCGGTTTTGAGCGCAGCCAGATTCATGGTTACGCAATCCGCAATAGCGCGTTGGCTGCATCCGCCACCGGGAACGTGACGGTAAATGTGCTGGCAGTGCTGGTAACGTCCGAACCGAAATTCAGCACGGCAACGGCCTTGTTGCTCTTGCTGCTGTTGTAGATAAGTGCCCCGCGTGCCGTAATGGTCGCGCTCGGCCAACTTGGGTCGGTCGTGAAGTCAAGCCACGCCGTCGACCCGGAGCCGCCGACAGTGAACCCGCTAAGAGTGGCCCCGCCTGCGCTGTAGCCTGTGCCAGACACTTCGTTGGTGGCGCTGTACGCCGTCGTGGTCGCATCCAAGGTTGCCGTGCTTGTGTACAGTGCGATCTTGTACGTGTCCGCGCTGGCATGTGTGCCTTGTAAGATTTCCTGCTTGAAGCTGTTACATACTGCTGCGGTGATCGCCATCTGCGGCCTCCGGTTCCGTTTGTTTACGTGTTAGTTTATCAGCGAGCCGCGATATAGACAACTAACGAGTTGGCTTGCTGCTGCCGTCAGCACCGTCGCTGCTATTCATATACTGTTTACATGTAAATTCTACACTGCTTTCTTGTGGCGAGCTAACACGTAAACTCAGGACGACAATAACATCGCTATCATCGTCCGGTATCGTTACTTCCCAATCATCCGAGGATGGAGAAACTGTAGGAAGGGTGCTCATACGGCACTAACGTGTTGTCTTTCTCGCGGCGGTAGCGGATTTCTACGGCATTGCGCAATACTTCGACGATACGCTCCGGCACTTCCACTTCAACGCCGCGCTCAACTACGTACTGCACGCCTTGAACAGCCACCTGTACCGGGCGTGGGTCGTTAGGATCGGTGTTGATCTTGATTTTGTACGTCTTCTCGCCGTCAGCTTTTGCTTTTGCCTTGCGCACGGACTTCTCCGGGGCATCCAGCACCGCTGCATTTTCAATTCCATCTACACTGTTGTCGTTCGCCATTGTCTTGTTCCTTGTTGTTTAGGGTGTACGCAGCCCCCGAAGGGGCTGTCGTTGTGCTACTGGTTACGGCAGGGTGCTAGGCAGCTGATCGCACTGGGTAAACGTAGCGATACCGGTCAGCGCGGTGGTACCCGGTGTGTACGTTGCGCCGCTGGTAACAACTTTCATCACGCCCAGCAGGGTCAGTGTCAACGGTACCCAGCCGCCGGGGGCTACGCCAGAAACGGTGGTGGTGCCACGGTTGTAGTAGCCTGTCGGCAGCGCCGGCATATTTGCCACGGTGGCAGCGCGCGGAATGCCAGTATCGTCCGTGTACGCGCGGCCTACATAGTCGCCTTGGAACACGTAAATGGTGCCGCCGGCAGTGATCCCGACCGTGTAATAGACCGTAGTACCCGCCGGTTGCACGTAATACCCCGGCGCCCAGCCGGTAGGCAGGGCCGGCGCTGTGCCCGCAGCGTTGGAGCTGAGCGACTTGAAGATGCCGTCGTTCTTGTACGCGCACGCACCGTTGGCAATGTTGGCGGCTGTCGAGCCGATAGCCAGTGCCGCAGTGCCGAGCAGCTGGTTGCTGATCGCTTCGCGCAGCGACTGCAGGTTAAAATCAGTGGTAGAAGCCATTTCAATCTCCTTGTTAGCCGGGGTTCTTACCCCGGCATTGCTAACACGTTAGGTTTACGGCAGCTTGGTTACCGCAGCTTCGATGCGCACCATCCAGCTTTCGTTCAGGCGAACCGCAGCGAAGTAGGTCTTCCAACCAACGGTACCGCGCTGGCCCAGCGGGTCACCACCGCGAGGCTCGCCCGGATTCAGTACCATCGGGGTAACCGCGTT